GTCTAGCGGCAATGACAAGGGACTGTAAATCCCTCCTCTTTCGAGTTCGTTGGTTCGAGTCCAGCTACTCCCACAATATGCCGGTGTGGCGGAATTTATAGTGTGTACAGCTATTAGACGTTCCCTTTCTAGATGGGTGGTGTATCCGAAATGGACATCGTGTGGGTGAAAGTCCCACCACCGGCACCGCATTGGGAGTGTAGCTCAGTTGGTTAGAGCAAATGACTCATAATCATTAGGCCCTTGGTTCGAGTCCAAGCTCTCCCACAATTAAATTTGGAAATATAAAAAATTATTAGTATATTTATTAAAACGAAAAAGTTATGAATTGGTTTGTTATTTATTATGTTATTTGTGTTATTTATTGTTTCTATCAATTGAATAAGAAGTATGTAAAAAGAGGAGTTGATTATGGAACATCTCCAGAAATGGACTCTGTTATGGTATTAATTATGGCTTGGGTATTGGCACCTGTTGATGCATCTTTGACTTGGATAAGAATGGTTAAGGATGCTGAAGAAGCTAGAATTAGAAATAGTAAATTTGAAATTTCAACAAAAGATTTTAAAAAAGAAGAAGGTAATATCTATTAATGTTTTAGGAAAGATGGCAGAGTGGTTGAATGCACCGGTCTTGAAAACCGGCAACTGTAACAGGTTCTGGGGTTCGAATCCCTGTCTTTCCGCAAATTGTAAGGTGGTGAAATTGGGTAGCTCCCTATGGTAAACACTCCCACTCGTCTCGTGGGCGGGGATAAAGAAATAGAAAAGTAATATGGGTTGACCACAAAGCCGGCTATGTTGTTACTTTTTGAATCTCCCTTTGATAGTTCGAATCTATCCCTTACAGCAAAACCTCAAAATACTTTTGGTAATTTGGGGTTTTTTTATTATATTTAATATCTAATAGAAAACAATTATATGGGAAAGTTCTACGAAGATTTGGACACTCTTAATGATTTAATTAAAAAGTTAGATAAGAAAAATCAGTTAGCTGAATTTATTATCAGAGCTATTAGAAAATCAAAAGAAAATTCAGATAAATCAGTATCAGATGTCATCAAAGAAACCAAAAAAGAATTTAATTAATAAAGGACATTATTTAGAATTAATGGATAGAATACATGTGGTAATGTGTAATATAAACGACCACATATTAAATCATCCATTAACTGAAAATGAAATTGATATAACAAATAAAGTAGAAACTGCATTTTCAAATTTATGGGATGCATATCAACTAGTAGGACAAAAAGAAGAAGGTTATGAAAATGAGAATAACGCACATTAGTGACACACATAATAAACATAAACAACTAAATGGTAAATTGCCTGGTGGTGATTTATTGATACATAGTGGAGATGTTACATCAATTGGTAGAAAACACGAAGTTGAAGAATTTATAAATTGGTTTAATGGAATTGACAATTATACACATAAGATATTCATTGCAGGTAATCACGATTTGACATTTGATAGTGAAGTTCTTTTTAGAGATAAGTCAGTCCATTTTGATAAAAAACAATATTTTGAACCACCCGTTGATGGCAAACCAGAATGGTTAATTCATTTATTACAAACAGGTTTAAAACCAAACACATTCTATTTAGAGAATAGTTTTGTAATGTTAGATGATATTAAAATATGGGGTAGTCCTATCAGTCCATCATTTGGATATGGTTGGGCATTTAATAAAGATAGAGGACATGACATCAATGAAGTCTGGAATGGAATACCAATGGATACCGATATCGTAATTACACACACTCCAATTTATGGATATTGTGACAAAACTGCAAACACATATACAAATGTAGGATGTGAAGACTTGTATCATAAATTGAGTGAAGTAAAACCACATTTACATTTTGCAGGTCATATACATGAAGCATATGGTTATGGTGTAATTCCATATAAAGATGAGTGGGGTGATATTTATACTTTTAATGGATGTAGTTGTAATTTAAGATATGAAGTGGATAACAATCCAATTACATTTGATTATAATTTTACAACTAGAAAAATAGAATTTTTATAATGAGAGATATTATTATATTTTCAGGGGCATCTCATACTTTTGGATTGGGATTGGAATGGGAATTGGATCCAGAATTGAATAGTGAAGAATATTTACAAAATGGAATTCACATACCTATTCCAAGAAAATCCCATTATCAAACCTATTGGAGAGAAAATAGATGGCCTACTTTAGTATGTAGTGAATTGGGATATACACAATATAATGTTCATGATATGGAAAATTATATTAAAATAGGTGGAAACTCAGTTGAAACTATATGGATGTTAGTAAAAAAAGAAAAAGAAATAAAACGATTATTAGAAAAAACAAAATATATTATTTTAGAAACACCATATATTAGATGGTATGATGAAGAATTACATGGTGGTATTGATGGTGATAAATATCCAAATACTATAAGAGAGATGATTGATTTTATAAATAATCCAGATAGTAATCAAGAAGTTGTTGCAAAAACTTTAAGTTGGATAAACGATTTAAATCCGGAAATTTATATATTGGAATTACATAAAAAAATTGAATATTTAAAATCAAAATATCCTGAAATTACTTTTTTAATATTACCATGGCATAGTTATTACGATGGAATAAATAATTCAAAATCTTTAAAAGAAAATATGATTCCGATAGTAGAAAATGGAATAAAATACGAAGATGTAAATAGATTTTTACGAATGAATAAAATACAAGTATGGAATAAAGCAAAAGCTTTTAATGGTAATTATCAATTTAATTATCCAGAAGACCATGCTTCTATTGAAGGACATCAAAGAGTAGCGAAGATAGTTATTGAACATATTAAAAAATTAGAAAATGAAAAAGAATAAAATGTGGTTGTATTTGGATGATGTCCGTATACCAACTGAGGGTGATTGGGAAGTGGTTAGAAGTTATGATGAATTTGTATCACATATCAAAAAAAATGGTTTGGATGCATATGAAGTAATTAGTTTAGACCATGATTTAGGTGAAGGTGCATTGGTTGAATATTATACCAATACCAAACCACATTATGAATTGGATTATAGTAGAATACCAGAAAAAACAGGTATGGATTGTGCAAGATTTTTAGTATCAGAATCTATGAATGCTAAAACATCTTTACCTACAATTTATGTACATTCATCCAATCCAATTGGTTCTGCAAATATAATTGGATTTATAAATAACTTTTATAGAAATTATAAATTACCAGAAACTTGTGTAAAGGTAAATATTCAACACACATTCACCGAAGAATTGAGTGAAGAAGAAAGACATAGAAGATGGAATATAATGAAAAAATATAAATAATATGAAACAAAAAGAAAATTTAATAATCTTTTTTATAATGATTGCAGTGTGGTTTAGATTGATACCACATTTGCCTAATTTTACACCTGTGACATCGTTGGCATTATTTTCAGGTTTAATGTTAAAACGAAAGTGGTTAAGTATAGGTGTACCTTTGGTTGCAATGATATTATCCGATTTGGTATTAGGATTTAGTTCAATATCAATGTGGGTGTATTTAGGATTTGCATCAATTACAATGATTGGTTGGTTCTTAGATAAAATGAATACAAAATCAATTTTACTTTCATCTTTAATCTTTTTTATAATATCAAATTTTGGTGTATGGATGTTAGACTATCCACATACCTTTGAAGGATTGATTATGTGTTATACTCTAGCCATACCATTTTTTGGATATTCAATAATGGGTGATTTGTTTTGGGGATATACATTTAAGTATTCGTACAAATTATTAGAAAGTAAAATATTAAAAGCTGCATAATTTATGGAATATATTATTATTGGTATAGTTGGAACGATATTGTGGATGGCATTTGAGATGTGGAAATCACCACTTTTAAGAGAAAATCCTGATGGTTCTTGGACTACACTAAGAAAAGAAAGAAAAATAATGGACTTTTTTAAGAAAAAATCAAAAACACAATAGTTATGGATGTTCAGTTCACAGAAAGCTTTTTCAAATCCCTAAAAAGATTAAATAGACATCAAACGTGGTGGTATAAAACCTATGAGATGTTTAGATATAAGATACCATATTTCATTGAAAATGTTTGGTATTTTAGAAAAGAATTATGGGAGCATCGTAGTTGGGATTATATATTCTCATTAATGATGTTAAGACGTTCTTTGACTAAACTTGCCCATACTTTGGAATTTTATGGACAAGAAATTGAAGATAGTAGAATGGATAAGGTGAAGAACATTCTAAGAGTTACTCATTTAATTGATAGAATACGAGAAGATGAGTATATCAAAGATGCCGAAACCGAATTAGGAGAAATCCAAAATAAGGATTGGGATTTTGATAACTTTAAAGATGATACACCCGAAGAAATGGAACACAATAGAAAAGTTTTCCAAAGAGCTCGTGATATACAAGAAGCTGAATGGAAAGAATTGTGGAAAATTTTGAAAGGTGGGAAGAATGGTGGAATGAGAGGTTGGTGGGATTAAACGGATTATTAAACCTATATTATATATTTTTTATGTTTGCTGTTGCTTTGTTTATTTTATTTGGAATTGGGTTGATTACTTGGGTAATGACTAAGAGTGTTGATTATTTGATGGATGATGAAATTGATGTTGATGAAAATGATTTTTTAACATCTGCGGGTAGAGATGGTTGGGATGACAATAGTGTTCATTCCGAAGGAGATTTTTAAAACTTATACATATGAAAGAATTTATACAAAAATATCAGAAAGCAATTGTAGGAACAGGTGCGGTATCGGTATTGTTGATTTGTTATTTACAACAAAAAGAATTAACTAAGTTGAGAAAAGAAAACATTTCAGTAGTATCACTACCGAAAACAGATTCATTACAAACAATCATAGATAGTTTACAAACTGAAACATTTTTACTACAAACACAAAATGGTAGATATGAATTAAGTTTAGAACACTTATACGAAGTGAACCCAAAAGCGGGTAAGCAGTTTACTGAATTTATGGAGAATGAAACCGAATAATGTTATAGTGTTTAATGGTAGAATGCATGAATTATGTATTCTTTTTGGATTGTTCGGTAAAGAAAATTTAAAATATAAATCAGAATTTGACCATAGAATATATGGTAGTGAAAAATATACAATATATTATTTTGAAGAATTAAATGCTGATATAATATTATTATCTCCTCCAACAAAAATAACCGATTTGGATATTGATAGTTATGAGAACATAATTATTATGTTATCTGAAAGTGATTTGGATAATAATAAATCTATATTTTATAGAAATAAATATCCAAATTGTAAATTGGCATTTGTTTGGATGTATGGTGAAGTTTTTTCAAAACATATGTTTAATAATTGCAAAATTGCAAAACCAGATTTAATATTAACGGGTTCCAATCAATCTACTGTTTATGATAAACACAATTATAATTTAGACGAAATTGGTGCAATATTTGATTATAAATTAAATTTTAAATATTTTTACTATTATATTGGATATTATTACTTAAAAGATTTAATTCCAAACTTAAAAGAAAAAAAATATAATCCAAAAGAATTACCAATATTCACATATTCAAAGGCTCAACTTTCTAGTAATTGGAGAAATGATATATTAAATGACCTACATAATAGATTTCCAAATAAAATTTATAATGGAAATTCTATAAATGACTCTTATGATTTGGAATTTACAAAATACAAACATTTTGAAACTATAAATGATTATTCACATAAAAATTATAATTTGATATTTGAAACAATAAATCCTTTAAATAATATGGAGTATTTTGCAACTGAAAAAACATTTAAAGGTTTATTTTTTAATAATCCATTTTATTTAGTTGCACCAAATGATTTTATAAAAAATTTAGAAAAAGATTTTTATTTATTAAATTCATCTTTCTTCAACTTGGATAGTTTCGTTGGAAGTGAAAATTTAGAAAAAGATTATCCAATATATGCAGAAAAATCAAAACATAATTTATCTAAATTATTAGATTATATACATGATTATAGTCATGTAAAATATTTTAAAAAACTATTAAATATATAATATGGACATAGAACAATTTGAAACAATTAAATCTTTATTAGAAGAAATTAGAGATTTATTAAAAGAACAGCAACCACAAACAAAAATAACGGTGGTTGGTAATAAACCACAAAATAATACAAAAATTCCAAAAGGAATGCAAACTAATGAAGATTTTACCCTATAAAATGGGTATTTTTATAACTCATTGATAATCAAAGACTTACATATGTGGGTCTTTTTTTATGCATAACTCATTGACTATCAACATATTATAAAAAAGTTTAATAAATATTTGGTAATGTCAAAAAAATGTCGTATATTGAGATATATTCAACAATTATTTAACAAAAACACATAAAATTTCCGAGCTATGAGTTGGTATGACAAATTTAAAACAAGTACGAAAGATTACCTTACAAAAAGTAAAAGTTATGTTTCATCATTTTGGTATGATGATTATGACACTTCGTATGATGTATTGGAAACCTATGGTGGTTTCCAAAAAAAGGACTTAGACCTTTACAAAAAAACTAATAACCTATATAAGTTGGCATCAGTTAGACGAGCTATTGCAAACTTCGTACAAATCGTTACACAAAAAAACATACCCGTTACATTCGCTACAAAAAGTGATAGTAAAACGGATGGTAAGAAAGTTATTCTTTCTGCAGATGTTGATGACAAATTTGACGTGTCAGTTGGTTTGGCTTTACACGAAGGTTCACACATTGTATTGTCTGACTTTGACTTATTGTCAAATATGAACGATATGTTCAATAAGTATCAAAGTTTACAAAGAGCAATTGTAGTTGATACTAAAAGAGAAATTGAAAATGGTATAACAACACCTAGTTGGACTATTGACAAAGTAGATGCAAAAATTAGAACACTTACTTGTCAGTTTCCTAAGTATGAAGATTTATTCAATGAGATGTATTTGTCTACTGGTAAGATTGGTAGTAAAGGTTCAATGAATGAAGAAATATTTGGTATCATTAGTTCTCTTACCAATTGGGTAGAAGATAGAAGAATTGATATGTATATTTTCAATTCTGCACCTGGTTATAGAGATTACTATACCCAAATGTATGATAACTATTTCAATGACAAAATCGTTACTAAAGGTATTGCAAGTGATGAATATACTGATGAATCATTTGAATCTTATATGTTCCGTATCATTAACTTGATGAACGAAAATACTGACTTATCTAAGTTGAAAGGTTTACGAGCTATCTATCGTATGATAAACCTAAAAGATATCAGTCGTTTGAAATCAACCAAAGATGCATTTCAATTAGCTATTGATATTCTTGCTGAGATACTTAAAACCGTTCCTTACGAAAACGCAGAGATGATGAAAGGTAAAGGATTGGGTAAAGGTCAAAGTGGTGATGGTGATGAGAATGAAGTTGAAATTACCGACATTGAAGATGGTGGTGATGATGACAATGGGGATAATGAGGGTGGTATGAATGGTAATGCTAGTGGTAAGGTTACTGCTAAATTGGGTAATACTGATAGTGGTAAAGGTCAGGCTGGTAATACCAAAGTGAAGTTATCGGACACTGCTAAGAAACAATTGGATAAGAAAATCCAAAAACAAAAAGACTTTATCAATGGTAATATCAAAAAGAAATCAGTTCAAAAAACCGAATTGGAAAAACTACAAGATATTCAGGAATCAGATACCGAATTAGTTCGTGTAGGTAATGGTATGGATAGATATGGTCAAGTAATGAAAGGTGTGGATTGTGTCGTAGTGAAAAGATTGACTGAAAACTTATTGAAGTCCGATGACTTTCCTTTTGCAAATACCGATTGGCAAACAAAAGAACCAAAAGTATGGGCTGAAGAAGAAGTTCGTAAGGGTACTACATTGGGTATGTTATTGGGTAAGAAACTACAAGTTCGTAGTGAAAGTAGAGAAACAATATTCAGTAGATTGAAAAGAGGTAAGATTGATGGTCGTATGGTTGCGTCATTAGGTTATGATAACGAAAATGTATTCTATACAAATGAAGTAGACCAATTTAAGAAAGCAAACTTACATATCTCAATTGACTATTCTGGATCAATGCATGGTTCCAAATTGAGAAAATGTATTGTATCTACTGTAGCGATAGTGAAAGCTTGTGAAATGGCTCGTAATATCAATGTGCAGGTATCCATTCGTTCTACCGATAGAGGTAGTCAATCTTTACCTTATGTTGCAATCATCCACGATAGTCGCAGAGACTCTTTCAAACAATTTGCAAGATATATGTCTATCTTAGATGCAAACAACACTACACCCGAAGGTTTGTGTTTTGAAGCTATATTGAAAAACTTAGTTCCATCCACAAACGATAGTCAAAGTTATTTCTTAAATTTCTCTGACGGACAACCATCCTATTCAATCAATAGAGGTGGAGATGAAATTCAGTATTCTGGTGAACCTGCTGCATTACACACTAACAAACAAGTGAAGAAAATCAAAGATAGTGGTATAGATGTTCTTTCATACTTTATCACCGAATATGGTGAGAATTTTGAACATTCATCCGATTGGAGAGTATTCAAACAAATGTATGGTAATGATGCAAAATATGTAAATGTGGAAAATATGTTTGAAGTCGCTAAGACTATGAACGAATTGTTCCTATCTAAAAACAACAAATAGGCTCGGAAAGCCCAAAGTGAAATTTGGGACTTTTCGGAGTCCCATTTTCACAAAATAAGGTAAAATTGACCTAAAATCATAACTCGTTGATTACTAATGAGTTATATATTAGGTCTTTTTTATGCGTATAAAACACTATAAATCAATCAATTATAAATAGATTTGGTAATTCAAGAAAAAAGTCGTATATTTGAGTATCAAATCACCAATTAAAACCCTTTATTAAGTTATGAGAAATACAAAAAGTAACAAAAAAGTTAAAACTACAAAAACAATGGTAAAAAAACAATCAACAAAAGTAAAAGATTATGTTGTAGGTTTCACAAATGAAATTTACAAAGTAATTCAAGTGGGTAGAACATTCGCAATGTTAACCACACAAAATCAGCCTGTAACTAAATTGGCTGGAGTAAGTAAACAAAAAATGAAACAAGCGTTGGATGAGAATAAAGCTATCCAAGCTTATGTTTCTAAAACTGGTAAAATATCCTACAAATTAGTTGAGATGGATGAGTTCAAAAAACATTCATCTACAATCAATGATGAAGCATGTGATAGTGTACAAGAGTCATTTGAAACACACGATGCTCTTAAAGAATTTATCCATACAAAAGGTAAGGACTTAAAACCAAACGGATTATTCATTGAAGAATTGAAATGGAAATACTTATTGCGTTCTGCGGTTCGTGGTAAGAATATCTTAATGACAGGTCCTACTGGTTGTGGTAAGACATTAGCTGCACAATCATTAGTGAAATCTTTGAAACGACCTGACTTCTATTTTAACTTAGGTGCTACACAAGATGCTAGAGCAACCTTAATCGGTAATACACATTTCAACAAAGAAAGTGGTACATTCTTTAGTGAGTCAGCATTCGTTAAAGCAATCAAAACACCAAACGCAATTATCTTATTGGATGAGTTGAGTAGAGCTCACCCAGAAGCTGCTAATATCTTAATGACTGTGTTAGACCAGGGTCAAAGATACTTAAGATTGGATGAGGCTGAGGGTTCACCAATTGTTAAAGTTGCGTCGGGCGTGACGTTTATCGCCACGGCCAATGTTGGTGGAGAATATACTGCAACACGTGTTATGGATAGAGCGTTAATGGATAGATTTGTTCAAATTGAAATGGACTTATTGGACAAAGATGGTGAACTTGCCTTATTGAAGTTTAAGTTCCCTGAAGCTGATGAATACGCACTTAACGCATTAGCTGAGATTGCTGATACTACTCGTCAATTGATTAAGACTGACGCTAGTAAGATTTCAACAATCGTTTCTACCCGTGTGAATGTGGAAGCTGCTGGTTTGATTTATGATGGTTTCAGTTTGTTTGAAGCTGCACAAATCGCAATCTTACCTTATTTCAGTAATGATGGTGGACTAGATAGTGAAAGAGTATTTATGACTCAATTACTACAAAAATATATTAAGTCAGATGACGACTCTAAACTTTTCAATGAAGTGAAAGATGACGAAGCAACTGACGAAGAGACTATCGTTTGGTAGTAGTTTTAATGGTGAGTACGAATTGGGAAGCAATTAAGTTTGTTTCCCTTTCGTATTTTATATAAATTCAATAAAAAATTATGAGAGCAAAAGAAAGAAGATTTATAGAGTGGGTTAAGAAACAATGTAAGACACATGGTATAAAATGTGAATTGCGTAAAGTGAAATATTTGAAGTTAAGTGGTAATATTAAATGCAGTGGTTATTTTGACGAAGAAAGTAAACAATTAGTAGTAGCAATGAATAGACCTGATTGGTTGGGTATATTGGTACACGAATATTGTCATTTAACACAATGGGTAGAAGGAGTGAAAGTTTGGACTGATGGTTGTGAGGGTTTGGTAAAAGTAGAAGAATGGCTGGAAGGCAAAAATGTAAGAGGTATCAAATCAGCACTTGCAAAAAGTAGAGATTTGGAATTGGATAATGAAAAGAGGTCAGTTGCCTTAATCAAAAAGTGGGGTTTCAAAATTGACTTAGATGATTACATTAGGAAAGCAAATGCTTATGTTATGTTTTACAATTATTTGTATCATAGTCGTAAGTGGTCAGCACCGGATAATTCACCATACAGCAATCCAAATATTATCTCAAAGATGAGTAATAAATTCAATATGAGATATAAAGAAATGAGTGAAAGATTAATCAAATTATATAAACAAAACAACATTTAATTATGAACAATTTAATGGAATTACTTAAGAAAACATTATTCGTTATCTTAGTTGTAATGCTGTATTTCTTTTTATTAGGAACATCATACGACCTATTAACAAAACCAAATACATTATCCAATCTATTAGGATTTATTGGTTTGACTTCATTGTTAATATTAGGTATGACATTCATTTACAATGCAATTAAAATTATGATTAACGATAATAAGATTGTAGATAGAAATGAATTAGTAGAAGCCGAAAGGAAATGGAAAGAAAAAGTTGAAGCTTTAGAAAAGAAACCAAAACGTAAATCTAAAACAAAATAGTATGCAAGGACCAGAAAGTGATAAAAGAGACGTTCAGATTAGTGCTTTTTTAGCATTGTGTATATTATTTGCACTTATAGCTGCAGGGTTAATTAGTTGTACACAATGGGATAAAGAAGAAAAGGAATATAATAAAAAACGTGACTCTTATTTCCAATATAAAGAGGGTGATATAGTTTATCTTAAACCTGATTCAACAATTGGTGTAATAACCGATAGAACATTGTGGAGTGAAGATAAAAAAGAATATAGAGTTAGATATTCAACCAAAGCAGGTAAGATAGAATACATAGATATTTTAGAACCAAGTATATTCAGTAAAAAATAAAACAAAGTAATATGGCATACGACAATTTAGATGCATGGCAAAGACGCCAATTGGAGATTGAAGAACAAGAAAGACAAGAGAAATTAGAAAGACAATTAAAACAAAAACAAATGGTAAAGGGTATCGTTGCAAGTGTAGTAGGATTTATTCTATTAGTATTTTTATTCAATTCGTGTGAAAGAATTGATGCAGGACATGTTGGTGTTAAAGTGAACCAATATGGTGATAACAAAGGTGTAGATAATGTAGTAGCAGTTACCGGTATGGTATTCTATAATCCACTAACTACAAAAGTGTATGAGTTTCCAACATTTATTCAACACAAAGAATATAAGGGTGATGATTCATTTATTGTAAATAGTAAGGATGGTTCGGAATTTGCAGTATCACCTATTATGAACTATTCAGTACAAAGAGAGAAAGTACCGGCAATCTTTAGCAAGTATCGTAGACCTTTGGAAGATATTGAAGAGGGGTTCTTAAAGACGGCAGTATATGATGCATTTAGATTAGCAACTAACAAATATACGGCCGATGAATTAATTGGTAATAGACAGGCTTATGAAGTAGAAGTTCGTAGATTATTAGATGGACAATTATTAAAAGAGGGATTTGTAATCAATCAGTTTACATCTAATTTAATTTACCCTGAAACTTTTAAGAAATCAATTGAAGCTAAGAACAATGCCGTTCAAGCTGCATTACGAGCGGAAAACGAAGTGAAAACGGCCGAAGCACAAGCTAAGATTAAAGTAGCAACTGCTGAGGGTAATGCTCAAGCTTTATTAACATCTGCTAAAGCGGAAGCTGAAGCAAATAGAATGAAACAACAAACATTGACTCCTTTGTTGATTCAATTAGAATACATTAACAAATGGGATGGTAAGTTACCCGTTTATGGAACAACACCTCAATTGTTTAAAAATATTCAATAAGATAATTTGGAATTTACAGGGGTTCGATTCCCCTGTTATCTTCTCATTAAAACAAAACAAAATGAAAACATTTAAAGATTTGGTATTTGAAGAACATATTGGACATGGAACGGGTGTTATGTCTCGTATCTATTTTGACAATGGTTATGGTGCAAGTGTAGTGAAGACTCCTTACACTTATGGTGGTGATAAAGGTCTATATGAATTGGCTGTCTTAAATAAGGATGGTAATTTAACATATGATACACCGATTACAAATGATGTGATTGGTTATTTAAGACCAGAAGATGTGACTGATGTAATGGTAAAAATTCAACAATTAGAAAATGTTAACGATTAAAAATTTAGATAAACTATTGGCAATAAATTCACAAAATGCCGAAGTGATGAAAGTAGATATATATGTTCATTTCTATGAATTTGTATTCAAACACGACCACCTAAATAGTGAATTGAAGTATATAATATTTAGAACTGCATTTGATAGAAACACATATCAGGGTCATTTGGTGGTTGATGGTGGTAAACCACATAGATACGATATAGAAATTAATTCACTTATTGACCCGTTTAGGTTTCTTAAATTTTTGGATGATATGACATATGATTGGGATATTTGTACAAATAAATAAAATAGATTATGAAAAGACCGAATAACTTTGATAAAATACATGGTATAACATTTGGAACTAAATCTGGTACCACATATAGATTTTCAGTAGATACTGAAGACAATTCTGTATTGTGGGTTTTTCCAAAACCGGATAATACAAAATATTCTTTAGCATTTTGTATTGATTGGAAAAACGAAAGTTATGAAATAAAAAGAGCAGAAAGTGGTAATGGAAAAAATTGGGAAGATATTTTACATAGAGGAAACTATTCAAGTGAACCAATGAAAACAATGGACTCATTTGTTGATTGGATACATTATAGGGTAAATGAATTTGAATGGTGTTATAATAGATTATAAGTTATGAGAAAGAAAATAATATTCATTGATATAGATGGCCCTTTGGCATGGGCTACATGGGATATGGGTAAAGTGAAGATAAATGAAAATACAATGAATGAATTTACAATACCTTACCCATTGGTAAAAGAGGATTGTGAAGCATTACAACAAATATGTGATAAGACAAATGCTGAATTGGTATTATCGTCAGATTGGAAATTACATTTCACACTAAAACAAATGAGTGATGTGTTTATTGAAAATGGTATATATGCACGTTTGATTGATATAACTACACATATGAACACTACACAAATGGGAGTGTGGAACAAACTAAGTAAACCATCATTAGAATTTGAAAGAGCACATCAAATATTAAAATGGGCTAAAGATAATAAAATCAGTAATTGGATTGCAATTGATGATTTGAACTTATCCAATCAATTCAAATTTATGTCGCCACGTCAACCAATGTGGAGGCATATACAAGTTGATGGAGACCACGGATTTGGTGGTAGACTGAGAGATAAAATTGACGAATGTATAACTAAACTAAATAGATAATGAAAAAAATGACAACAAAAGGGCCTATGTCTCTAAAAGGATTGGAGTTTCTTATTCCATTATTTTGTGCAAATTCACAATACTATCGTTGTGATGAAGTGAAAGAAACTACAAATGGAATGGATGTAGATTGGAAAAATTATACTCTTTATTTTTCTTGGATACCAACATCTTATAGTGTTCCTGAAAAATTAGAAGTAGAAATCAATATACCAAATAATAGTCCAAATGTATTAGTTATACTTACTGAAATTACAAAGTCCGGTAAAAAATTACCAGTGACTAAAGATAGTGTATTGAAAAAGAAATTAAACTCTTTAGGTTCAATAAGAGAAATGTTAGTATCAGTAGCAAATAAAATGTAATCAATATGAAAGGATATTATACAATATACAATCATCGTTCCAATGAATGGCTTACACCGGGTGGTATGTGGATGGAAGATAGTAATACAAATAAAGATGTTTATAATATAAGAATATTCCAAACCCTATCCGAAGCTGAAAGTTATTTAGTGGGTGGTAGTTTATATAAAAACAATTCTAAAGATTTTTTCACAATTCGTAAAATTTATTTCTAATGTTAAAGATACAAAATATAGATAAATTCTTAAAAAGAAGAATTGACCCAGAGTGGAGTATATTTGAAATAAATCAAACATCAACATCATATATAATCCAAATGTGGAAATCGTCTACTCAAAAAATGCAAGTAATGTTGGAACGAATACCAATACAAAGTAAAGAAAACGAATATGAATTGTGGTGCTGGAATCCAAATGTTGTAAGTCAGAGTGGACAAATTTCACCAACTAGAACAATGTTGAAGTTGAACCATCTAAAAGATATGGATAATTTGGGTAGAAGTATAGAATTTTTAACAAGAGATATAAGAAACAATTACTAATATGTTGACGATAGAAAATATAAACAAGATAATAGGAATGGGGTATGACCGTAGGAAATTGATTAAAATAGAACATGCTACAAATACTTTAGGACAAAGTTCATATGTGTTTGTATTTGAAAGTGTGGATAATAAAGTGGGTTGGAATAGTGAACAAAGAGTTCATTTAATACGAGACCCACATGATAGAATGGATGGTGAGTGGAGTATATTTGTTATGGGATTGCAAATGGCAACCGAAACACGTTTGACAAAACCTGTTATTTTGAGTAGAGCAAGAATGGCAGATGCCATTTGTATATGTTTAGAGAAATCAAAAAAATGGTGGAATAGTAAATAAAATAAATTAATATGATGTATTGTAATGAATATAAAGAATGGGTAGACCAAAGTGTTGAAGCCACATTTTCAATAAAAGAAACATCTGCAAATATGAGACCTGGTGATACAAATGATAATGTTAGATGTGATGGTATGGGTTGGGTTGGATTATATAAAAGAGATGATGGTCAATTGATGTTTAAGTTTCCAAATGATAGTGAAATTGGATATGAGTTAGTGTGGTATCCTATTATTTATCAAAAATACAATAAAAATAAATTAATATGAAGTTAGAAACAATATATAAATCAACAAAGGGTGGAAAAGTGCAAGAGTGGACAATTGAAGTAGTAGGTAATAAATACCGAACTATATCGGGTCAAACTGACGGAAAGAAAGTCACAAATGAATGGACTATTTGTTATGGTAAGAATGTGGGTAGGTCAAATGAAACTACCGATAAAGAACAGGCAATGTTGGAAGCAGTTGCAAAGAGAACAAAGAAGTTGGAGAGTGGATATTTTGAGAATATCAAACACATAAACAAAACACAATACTTTGAACCAATGTTGGCTGCAAAGTGGGAAGATTATAAAGATAAGATTGAATACCCAATATGGTCACAACCTAAATTGGATGGTATCCGTTGTATTGTGACTAAGGATGGTATGTTTAGTCGTAATGGTAAACCAATCATTTCGGCACCACACATTAGAGAAAGTTTAAGTAAAATGTTTGAACAAAATCCAGATTACATATTTGATGGTGAATTGTATTGTGATAAGTTTGCAAACGATTTCAATAAGATTGTATCGTTAGTAAAGAAAACCAAACCAACCGATTCCGACTTAAAAGAAAGTAAGAAATATATTCAGTATTGGATATATGATTTTCCATCACATAATGGAACATTTGCAGAAAGATACAATGCATTATTTAATATGTGTGAAAGTTGGAATGGTAATATTCTTAAATTAGTAGGAACTGATATAGTGGAGAATGAAGATGATGTGATTGAATTATACGAAGAGTATGTTGAACAGGGATTTGAAGGGCAAATGTTGAGATTGGATAGAGAGTATGAAAACAAACGAAGTAAAAACTTAATGAAACATAAATCGTTTGTAGATGAGGAATATACTATTTTAGATATTGTAGAGGGTGAGGGTAATAGAACTGGTACTGCTGGTTATATGGTATTTGAAACGGAAGATGGTAGTAGATTCAAATCAAACATTAAAGGAAGTTGGGAAGAAACTGCTGAGATGTTAAAGAACAAAAAGAAGTTGATAGGTAAGAGTGCTACAATTCAATATTTCAATTTGACTCCTGCAGGTATTCCTAGGTTTCCATTTGTAGTGAAAATTGATAGAGAAAGCTACGAATAAATTTGGTAAAGTGAAAAATAATTGGTATATTTAAAAAAAATAATATGAATGATAAAAAACTTATATTGGAAATAATGCATGTGGATGAATTACCACCTTCAATAAAAGAATGGTTTATTCCCAATCCACCCAAAAAATATGAAGGATGGTTATATAAATTTACCTGTTTAATATCGAATAGAATTTATTTAGGTATTCATAAAGACGATGGAACTATATATTGGCATTCTTCAGAAAACGAAGAATTTCAAAACATCTTTGCTAATCCAGATTCAAATTTAAAATATGAAATATTAGAATATGGAGACTATGAAGATTTAAAGAGAAAAGAACATGATATGTTATCTGCAGCAAAGGCAAGAACAAATCCACAATATTTTAATTTATGGAATGGATTTCCTATTCACGATAAAGTTGATTTCAAAAAAATAGAAAAGCTATTTGAAAAGATAAAAAGTGGTATGTTCATAACTAAAAATGAAATACCAAAGACTGATTTGAAAGATGTTCCATTTTTACAAGTTAGAGAAAAAGAATATGTTGCAGGAGCAATTAAAAAAATAGCAGAAAAATTAGATGCTAAAGGTGGTGATACGACAAAGGCTGACCCACCTGTTATTCTAGCGGACAAATTTGGGGATGGGTTGCATTTTGGTATTGGTGGAAACCATACAAAACAAGCTGTTTTAAAATCAAAACATGCAAAATCCATAAAATGGAATCTAATCCCACTTAACGAACACGAAACATTCTCAGAAACGGAATTGAATGTACTGGGAAATATGTTAAACGCTAAACCTGATAATTATAAAAATGATATTGAAGAGGCTGATATGATTAAGTCTCTTATAAAAATGCATAATGATGGAGAAAGTTTAGAAAGTAAAGACGTGAAACGATATCCATTACTTTGTGGATTTACTCCAAGTGAAAGAAATAGGTTATTAAGACAAGCAAAGAATGAAATAGAAAAAAGTAGTATGCGTAAAAACAAAGGTCTTATTTTTATTGATTATTCGGAAGGTAGTCCTGAATATCCAAATTTGTCAAAAACAATGAGAGAAAATCAGACAAAAGATGTGGCTTGTATGGTTGCTTCTTCAGCCGCATTAACTTTAGATAGAATTGCAGAAGCGGCAGAAAAGGATAACAAAAAAACAATAATTGTTGTTGTATATCATTCTGAACCCTGGTACGAAGTGAATTGGAAAAATAAATTGAAACCAAAATTAGAAAAGTCCATTAAATGGTTTGACTCTTCAAAGGTTGTAATTCAATTTGAAGAAATGAAGTCTTGGAAACCCGAGATTTTATAAAGTGAAAACATTATAAAAATTCATAATATGACCTAAAAATACCCTATTTTATAACTTATTACTAATCAATGAGTTATGAAATAGGGTATTTTCGTATATATAACCCATTGACCTGCAACCCTTTATTTACGGATAATTAACTTATTGGCCCTCAATGAGTTATGCTTATTACAAAAAAACATATATGTAACTCGTTGATTCTCTATCAAGAACTTTTGAAAATAGTTTCATAAGCCCATTGCCAGGACCTTAAAAAGTCGTACCTTAGAGTATCGGGTTAAAGTATAACCCAACATATATAAAAAAAATATAATATGAAGAATATGAGTACAATGAAATTTACAACAATTGGTTCGGCGAAGAAATTGACTGGTTTATCTTATTTAGGTTCAGTCGCGAGTTCATCTAAAATCGCTAAGGGTTTAAAGTATAACGAAATGACTTACATTTTGTATCTTGCTCCCGCTGAACAAAGTGGTTACAATGTTTGTCCAATGTCTACCGAAGAATGTAGAACGGCGTGTTTAAGTGAAAGTGGACACAATCGTATTGATGTTAAGAAGAATGCTATTAATAAAGCTCGTATCAAAAAGACTAAATTGTTCTTTGAAGAAAGAGATTTCTTTATGAGTTGGTTAGTAACTGAAATTACAAAAGCTAAGATTGACGCTGATACTAAAGGTTATCGTTTTTCAGTTCGTATTAATGGTACATCCGATATTGACTTAACTACATTCAAAATTGGTGGTCGTAATATATTGGAGATTTTCCCTTTAATTCAATTCTATGATTATACTAAAGTGTCTAAACGATTTAAATTGTTAGATAAGTATGATAACTATGATTTGACTTATTCTTTTAGTGGGTATAATATGATACAATGTTTAGACTTATTAGAGAATAAGAA